AGAATAGGACTGCGTTTCGGTGTTCCCGCTCGGGGGCGTGTAGTTTCCATCGGGTTGCCCACCACTTCCGGTCGACGTTCCGCCGCCGGAGCTTGAGCCCGAATTGTCGGTGATCATCCCGCCGACGAATTGCGAGCCCGCGTTCACCCAGCCGCCCATGAGGTACACGCGTTGGCTCTTGAGCGTGGTATTGAAGCACGTATCGCCGGGGCTCGCGGGATACGGGTCCGTCGTGACGATGCCGAAATACATGGCTAGGGCGTTTCTTTGTGCCCATAGATTTCTTTGCTCGTCGGGTCGCCGGGCCGATACGGAAGCAGCGCGCATCGACAATTCGGATGCAGCGGCACGCACGGCTTCCAGTCTTCGCGCTTGACGCCGAAATTCGTCACACCCTCGACGTCGGACACGCGCAGAATCTTGCCGTCGATGAGCCTCATGCAGTCGTAGCACTCGCGCGAGTCGTGCGCACTAGAGCCGATGCAATACTCGTACCCGGCGTCGATGAATTCGCGGATACGGCCGACGGTCTCCGCGCGAGCGGTCTCCGTGATCGCGATCGACTTCCAATTTTGGTTGTAGTCTTTCATCTCGTTCGCGAGCTTGCGCGCTATCTCGCGCGGCCCGGTCCCGTTGACCATTCCGTCGATCAGCGCGCGGCGTAGATCGCCTTTAAGCGCGTCGAATTTTGCGTCGATTTCGTTGAACGTCGTCGCTTCGAGGAACCGAATCGCGCGCGAATCGGTTGGCATGAGCGGTCGGTGCATCGGCGTTTTGAGTGCTTCGCTCGCGAGCATTTGCCCGAGCATGAACGCCTTTTGCGGATGCGTCGCGATGTCGTAAAATACGGCTTGCTTCCACTCGTCGATCGGTGTGCCGATTTCCCAAGCGTCGATGCCCTCCCATGACTCGCTTGTGTTATAGAATTGGTAGACGAGTTCTTGGACCGCCTTGTACGCGCGCTGTTGCCCCTCGGTGAGCGCGTCGAAGAACGCCTTCTCTTGTCGGCCGATTTCCGGGTCGCCGTGATCGCCCGGCGTCTTCTCGCTGCTCTTGGCGATCGTGGCCGTCATGTCGTAGCCCCACGCTTCGTGCAGAACGCGAAGAAGCTCACGCGGCGATACGCGCGAGCTTTTCGATTTGAGCACGCAGAGCGAATACTCGGCGTCGAGCGCCGCGTTCACGCTCTACTTACGGCTGGAAACCGTCGGCCGAGACTCCCGCAAGCGCCGCGGCTGCGATCGTCGCGGGGACGTTCGTGAGCGCGAGCGTGTCGCCGGGCTTGGACGAGAATTTGTACCGCGACGGCGTGCCCGCGAAGAAGGCGACCGCGGTTCCGAGCAATCCGGCCGGGCCTTGCGCGAGGATGCGCGCGTCCGACGCGACGTCGTGTACGCGACCGCTGACGACAAACGCGACGACTTGCGTGTTCGGTGCGCCCTCGATCGGGCCGGGCGCGCTTTCGAAATTGAGCGTCACGCTCACTTCGAGCAGGTTGGCGAGAGCGGTTCCGTTCTTCGTGAGCGCTCCCGTGGTCAAATTGAGAGAGTAAGCGTCCATGAGATTAGGAGCCTCCTTGCGAATCCGCGAGCTTTGCGAGCGTCCGTGCTACGTGGGTGATTTCGTTCATCGCCTTCTCTACGTCGCCCCCCTTGAGTTTGGGCGGTCCTCCCCCGCCGGGCAGCGCGCCGGGCTTGCCGCCGGGGAGCTTAGGCGGTGCGCCGTCGTCCTGGCCGGGCACACCCTGCGCCTGTTGTTCATCTCCGCCGGGTTGCGGAGGTCCACCGCCGGGCGGCCCCTGCTGCTGCGAGGGGTCGGGCGGAGCCGGGAGATTCGGCAGGTCCTCGACTTTGATGAGGCCCTGCCCGTTTAGCGTCAGCGTGTCGCCGCCCGCAACCGGGGGCAGCTTCTCTTCCTTGCGGACTTCGTTAATCGTCATCACGCCCGCCGAAATGAACGACGTCATGCGCTCGGCGACTTCGAGTAGATCGGAATTCGACGCCTCTTCGAATTCGAGCTTGACGTCGGCGAACGGGAAGCATGGCACGCTTTTGCCTGTCATGCAATTCGGGTCTTCCGGGTCGTCGCGCAGCCACATGCGACCGCGGATGATGCCCTCGTTTATGTGATGGTCGATGGAGCGCATGAACGAGTTAATGCCGCGCGATTGCGAAAGTCCCGACTGATTTTCCGCCGTCGCTTTGGCCTTGATGTCCTCGGTGAAACCGATGTCTCCAAGCGAGAGATTGTAGGCCGCGGTCTTCCGGTTTGCCCAGTATTTGAGCTTCTCGATCGTCGTGTCGTCTTTGTCGCCCGACGTCTGGATTGGCATGAAGCCTTTGACGTTCTCTTTATTTGCGACGAAGATGATGCGGTGCCGCCCGTTCGTGACGCGCTCGTCCCACGCGCGCTCTAAGGCCTTACGCTCACCCTCGTTTACGTTCGCACCCGCGTCGAATATCGCGTATGGCAAGTTATTGTTAGAGAACGCGTCCACGAGGTACGCGTCTCCATAGATCGAGCCGACCATTTGCTCGATCAGCGTCTCTAGCGGCGATTTTCCGTATCCGTTATTTTGCGGATTAAGCGCCATATAGACGAGTTCTTCTTTATTGAAGTACGCGCGCAGCTTCGAGTCGACGCTCCAGTCGTATGCGACCTGCGGCGGGTCGGGGAGATTTCGATCGCGCGTGCGATAGATCGTGATTTGCTCGCCGGGCAAATTGTATAGCTCGCCTAGCTTCCCGTCGACCGTCGGATTCTTGATGATACACGCCGCGTCGAAGAGCGTGAGGTCGTCGATGATGAGGTCGAGCAGCGCGCGGAAATTTATCTGCGTCGGGTTAGGCTGACGAAAGATTTGCTCGACCGCGCTGACGTGCGAGAGCGCGATGGCTTCGTGAGCGGCGACGATATTGTCGAAGAAGCCGCGGACTTCGGTCGATCGCGACGGGTCTTCGCCGCTCTTGATCACCTCGCGCAGCTTTTCGCGTAGCAGGCCCGTCGCTTTGTCGTAGATCGCCATCGACATCGCTTGCGGCACGAAGTCTAAGTCGAGACCCGGCAGCGCAAGATTGACGAGCACCTTCGTCTCCCACTGCTTGAGGTCGGCCTTCACGCCGTCGATGTCGGGTACGATTTTCCACGGCATGTTGCCGATAGCCATGCGAATCGTGCGCCGGATGCTCCACACGATGTCGTCGCGGTCCGCGAGGTTGCGCAGAACGCCGAGATTGACCACACCTCCGCGCGGTGACGGGGAGTCGGCCATGCCCGACTGCTGCAGGCGCAGGAGCGGCGCGACCCCTTTGTCGGTTGCGCCCTTGCGCGGTTCGAGGCGCTTTGGCCCGGCCGCGCGCGTGACGAACGACCCGACGCTCTTGGCGATCGAGAACGAACCTCGCGGTACGGGTGCGAGCGCCCTCTTCTTGGGCGGCTCGTAAATGTCAAGCTCCACTGCTGCACCTTCCTGTTCGCGCACGAATTCGCGAAAGGCCCGGTCCCGCCCGCTTCTAGGATTGACCGGATTCGTCAAATTCTCCCGCGCGCAAAAAATAATACTGAACAGTGCACGAAAATATTGCGTTCTCCGCGCGCTCATGGTATTCTAGTCCGGCAGGCCGCGGAAATACCGCGAGCCACACCTCACAGCTTTAGGAGATAGATCACATGGGCGCAGTACCCGACACAATGTTCAGCGGCGAGAAGATCACGCCGTGGCACGGCATTGGAGCCGTCGTCGAAGGCTTACTCACGGCCGAGGAAGCGCTCAAAGCGAGCGGCTTGACCTGGACCGTTTCGAAGCAACCGATTTACACGGCCGACATGGCCGAAATCCAGGGCTTCCACCGCATCCAGCGCGACGACAACGGTAAAACGCTGGGCGTCGTCGGCTCGAAATATCGCACGATTCAGAACGCCGACGGCTTCGACTTCGCGGACGCGATCATCGGCGATCAGTCGGCGAAATTCACGACCGCGGGCTCGCTCTACGGCGGAAAGACCGTCTTCATCCTCGCGAAGCTCGACCAAGAAGTCTTCGTCGCGGGCGATAAAATCGAGCCGTACTTCCTGCTCAAGAACACGCACGACGGTTCGGGCTCGCTCAAGGTCCTCACGACCCCCGTGCGCGTCGTGTGCCAAAACACGCTGAACGCCGCGGTCGGCGGCGCGAAGAACGCCTTCGCCATCCGCCACACGAGCGGCTACGAAGACAAGCTCAAGGTTGCGGCCGAAACGCTTGGGCTCACGCGCAAATACTACGAATCGTTCGCGACCTTCGCCGAAAACCTCGTCGCGCAAAAATTCACGCGCTCGTCGTTCGAGACGCTGATGAATCAGCTTATGCCCCTCGAAGGCAAGGAAGGCCGCGCGCTCACCGTTGCCAATAACGATCGCGAGCTTCTGCTTGCGGCGTACAGCGCGAACGACATCGACAACGTGCGCGGCACGAAATGGGGCGCGTATAACGCGGTCGCGGACTACTCCGACCACATGCGCAAGCTGCTGGGCGACCCGCAGTCCCGCCGCGAGAACGCCTACGTTCGCACCTTCCAAGGTACGGACCTCAAGGACCGCGCGCTCGCGCTCCTGGTAAACTAACGCACGACCGAGGCCCGGCACACGTAAACGTGTCGGGCCTCGGTGCACTAACCGTTTGCGTTTCCCGCGCGCTTGCGCTATGATCAGTATCTACTTTGGAAAGGATTCCCATGAACGAAACTAGCGACACCCTTATTTTGAGACAAACCATGCCGTGCCACGGCCAAGCGATCGAGCTTCGCGTGCCCGCGAAAGTCGACGTCGCCAACGGCACCGCGACGTACGCTTCGGAGTGGCAAATCGAGAAGTGCCTCGCGGACGGCTGCGACCGTTGGTACGCGACCGTCAACCTCAGTCGGCACGCGATCACGCGCCGCGTGCTCGACACGACCAACGAAGGCTGCGCTGCCGCGATCGCCGCGATTCGCGAGACGCTTGCCGAGCAAGAGGAAGGTTCGGCAAATGCTCGTTCTCACGCGTAAGCTCGGCGAGTCCATTCGCGTCGGCGACAACGTGCTCATAACGGTCGTCGGCGTCGATCGCGGCACCGTGCGCCTGGGCATCGTCGCGCCGCGGGACGTCACCATCCACCGCAGCGAAGTGCTCACGCGTCTCAAGAACGGCGAGGAGCCGCGCGCATGATCATCGAGTACCGCTCCGGCCTACGCTTTCACCTCGACACGCTCGTCGAGGTCCACGCGTGGTGCGACGGCTGCATGGAAGAGGGCAAAGCTGCCGTGGCCGTCTTTGGCTGCATCGAGCGCGGCGGCGTGATGTGGGCTGCGTTCTCGCTTAATTAGGTGCACCGACCGATGTGCGGGGCGCGAAAAAGTACGCAGGCCCGTACGACGCCTAGCTGCACAAATGGTGCACCGACCTATTGACTATGTTGCGCGCTTCATGGTAGCATAGCTCATCGCAAGTCGCGGCCACGCTGGCGCAGGAAGCAAGAACCGAATGTCGCTTATCTCTGGAAGCCATCTCTCGACGACCGTCGCGAAGACCGAGCTTTGCCCGGCGTGCGCGCTCACGCTGCCGCCCATCGACAACCTCACGCCCGGCCGTCGCGCGGCGATGGCGGCGCACGGCCACCTCGCCGAAATCATCGCGACCACGAACGTCGAGCGTAACCGCCCGGCGTCGGTGCTGATCTACGAACACGCGATGCGCGCGCGCAAGAACGAAGCGATCTACGTGGCACGCGATTGCATGGAAACGGCCCGCCTGCTCGTGAATCACGACGTCGGCATGGAAGTGGTCGGCGACGTCATCGAGGCCGCAGAGGCCGCGCTACGCGAAGTGATGACGTACCGCAGGGGCAAACGCTATGGCGCATAGCCCTGGTTGCCCGTGCACGATACAGCTTTGCATCGGTGAGCGCGTGCAGCTTCACCTGGCGACCGACCTCTGGATGCGCGGCGCACGGTACGGCGAAATCGTGAAGTTTGGGACGCGATACGTGCACCTCAAGCTCGACTCCGGTCGGCGCGCGAAGTTGCGCTATCACGACGTCCTAAAACTCACGGGGTCGTGCGCATGACGCTTGAAGCGCTTCTCACCGCAGCCGCGGCTCACCGCGTCACCGTCCGATTCGACGGCGGCGAGCTTAGTACGACGTCCGGCAGCTTCGTGACGGTTGACGAGTACGATCTAAGCTACGAACACGCGCTCGCAGCGCTGCTGCACGACGAGCTAGGGATTCCGTTCTAGTGCCGACGTTCGCGGAGCGGCGCGCTCGCGAGTACCGCGGCCGACTTGGACGTCAGCTTCGCGACACCGCGACCGCCGAGGGCGTCGATGTTAAAAATTGGACGCTAATTTTCGAGTTCGTGTGCGCGCACGCAGAATTCGCGTATCTCGCGGGCTACCAGGACGCTCTAGCGGACGACGCGCGTCTGCGCGAAGCGACCTCGATCGACTAGCTGCCGATTCAATTCGGCGATGCATTCGCCGCGTAGTGTGCGATCTTCGAGCGATTCGAGCTTGAAGCCGCGCTCGATCGCCGCCTTCACCCACGCCTGGACTTCTTGCTCTCGATACTTGCGAGCCGCGTACATGCGGTCCGGCTCGCCTATAATCATGGAGATACCGGGCATTTCATCACCATCCCTAGTGCGTGTCCGATGAGCATCCATGCGCATCCGATACCGAGCATAACGCTACTGGGGACGATCGTCCCTGCTGGAGTTTCGCCGCGTACGTCGCGAAGGTCGTAAATGAGCGTGCGCGCGAGACCCACGCCTCCGATTCCGACGCACGCGACTCCGATACCCCAGCAGGCGGCGCTCGCGAGTGCGAGCGCGATCGTCACCGGAGCGGCGACCCCCCGCGCGGCGTGATCACCCGGCGCGCGGCGTCTGCGAGTGCGGCTTCCTCGCGCTCCTTGAGCGCTTTCGCGGACGCGTCGATGCGCGCTTGCGCGACCTCTGCGGTCATTTGCTCGATCGCGAGAATCTTCGCGCTCTGGAACGTGAAACGCACGCCGTTATCGCAGTAGACCGTGACCGCAGCAGCGCCCTGGCGAAACTGCTCGACCGTCTCTTCCGCCGATGGCGCGGTCGTGCTGTAGAGCATCGCGCTTGCGTTCGCGTCGAGCAGAACGATTTGAATGTGCGTGAGGGTTTCGTCGATCATTTCGGTCCTTTACTTTTGAAACCAGGATGAGGGGATTCGAACCTTCTCACTCGCCTCGCAGACTTGCGCGTCGTTCACCCAATCGTGAACCGCGGTGAGCGCCGTGCACACGAAGAACGTCGTGCCGCCCGCGGTCTTCGGCGGCTCGATCGACTCGATGATCACGAACCCGTTCTCGGGATAGCGAACATCCGCGGGCTGATGCAGGTGAACGGAATCTCCCGGCTTCCAGCCGCCCCACGCGATGTCGAGCTTCGGGTCGGCGTCGGGGTCGTCGAGCGCTTCGAGCGATGTCGCGAAGTAGACGTCGACCGATACGCCGTCGCTCTTGAGCGTTACCTCGGCGTTGACGCGTTTGCCATCGACGTAGAGCGCGAAGTCTCGATCTTTCAGCGCGTCGCTCGGCGTGCTGCTCGGGACGGGCTGCACCGTGGGCGTGCGAGATTGAAACATCGAAAGACCTCCGTGTCGGCGAGAGGCCTAGACTTTGCCGCCGCGGCCATTCGACCTCTTACTTCGCTTCTTGCGGTTTTTTACGCGCTTTCGAACCTCTTCGCTCGCGTGCGTCAAGAGCACGACGAGCCCGACGACGCCTGCGAGCGCGACGATCGCAAACATCGCAAGCAGCGCGATGTCGGCCGGGGTTACGGGGTCGATGCAGGCTCGTCGTCATGCCTGCGTCCCGTGCGCACGACGGTAAAGCCTTCGCGCGCGAGCGACAGGACGATCACCGCCGTCGACACCGATGCGACCGCCGTGATGAGCTTGACGATTCCTTGATCGAAATATAGAGGGTCAAAAATAACCACGATTTCAAAAATGTGCGTGCACGCGCACGCGATGATGAACGTCGCGAACGATCGAAACGCCCAACGCGGAATCATCGTCGTCACTTGCTTCGGCGTGCGGCGATACGCGATGATGAGCGATATTCCGATGATGAAGTACGCGACGGCGATCGACGCGTCCGACATGACGTGCAACGTCAAAAGCTCGGGGTTCCAGAGAAAGCACCATCCGTGTGCCATGAAGTGCTGCATATTCACTCGACTTCGCCTCCATGCGAAAGCCTAGATATTTATTGCGAATCGCTTTCGTTTGGGTTCGGAGGTGCGCCTGTTAAATTGAGCTTGCAGTGTATCGAATCGTACGTTTGCAGTGCCTTCGCTCGCTTGGCATAGATGACGCGACGTCGCGCGCGAAATTGCGCGAAGCTGTGAAAGCTGTTGTCGTCTTCGATCACCATGAGGCCGTCGAACCATGCGCGCTCTGCATCGGCGAAGAACTCGCGGCGATGAAAGATGCACGCGTTATAGCGAAGCAATTCGGCTTGCTCGTATGATTGCGTGCGCGCGACTCCGGCGACGTTGCTGCTCGTGCGACCTTGCCATACAAGCAACGTGATAGAGAGGGCGATGAGCGCGGCTCCGCCCCACAAGCCGATACGGGATGCGATCACGAGTGCTTACGCTTGCGTTCGAGCGAGACGTCAGTAGGGTCCGTAAACGGGTCGACGATTTGAAGTCCACCGTCTGGCGCGATAGCGAGGCTCCCTTTGATCGACTTCGGGTGCCGCATCGTGTGAGCGTCGTAGCCGCCGACGACGGCGAGCGAGATGACGGTGACGTCTGCGTATGCTTCGAGGATGGCGTCGATGCGAAACGCGCTGGAATGCGTGAAGAATAGGATGCACGATCGCACGATCACGAACCCGGTGAGCGCGATGAACGCGGCTCGACCGATTCGCCACGACGGTATCGGGAAGACGATTTCGCGCGGGACAACGAAGCGGCCCGTGAGGTATCCAAGCACTGCGAATACGGCGGCTCCGAGGCAGAAGTACCCGATGGAGGTCATAGCAGGTCCTCGATGTGCGGGGGGAGCGGCGGAATCGGGATGGGCATTTCCGACGCCGTGGCTGCGGGCAGAATCGGCGGCGGAGGCAACGGTTTCGCGACCGCCGCGCCTTGTAACTGCCGGATGTAAACCCATAGCGATTGCTCGCGCTCGCGCGACTCCGTGAGTAGCCGGATGATCGTCTTCGCGCGCTCGCGCTCTTCTTCGAGGGCCGCATGACGCGCTTCGGCAAGCTGCCGCCACGTCGTCGTCGCGTCCATGAGGTCGGCCTGTCGCTTCTCTTTGAATTTCGCAAGGCCGCCGAGCGACACGGCGATCGTACCCACGATGCCTGCGACAAGCGGGAAGTATTGCGTGATGACCGAGCCGAGGCTGGGAGGTGGAGGGGTCATCGCTGCGCGACTCCGTTCGCATGTGGCGCGTCAGCGAAGTGCCGCTTTTACCTGATGGGCGGAGCCTTCGGCGACGAGAACGAGGGGAGCACGCTGCGTAGCTCATCCGTGAGCGCCGCGTCGATTTTGCGTGCGAGGAACCTATTTGCTCCTGCGACTAAAACCACTGCCACGGCAGCTTGGAGAGCGATGGGAATCATATCCACTGTTCGGTCGATAACATACGGGGAACGACCTCCACGATTGGGCCGAATTGCCCGTTATTGTGTCGCTTCGGGTGGCGCGACGTCAAGCTCGTCGCGAAGAAACGATTTCGCACGGCGAAATTCTGCCTCGTACGCCGCGAGCGCGACGGCGGCGAGTACCCATAGCGACTTGCGGTAAAGCTGCGCGTTGCCCGCGAGCGCGTTTTCGATCACCCGGCCGACGTAGCGAGCGAGTAAGCCGCCCCATTCGAGCGACGTGTGCGCGTCGTCGTGCGCCGACGTCCACGTCTGACGCTGCCGCTTGCGCTCTTCCCACAGGTAGTGGACAAACTGGCCCGCGGGCGTCTCGG